CAGCTTGGATTACAGTAGTCAAGGCAAGTCACAGGATTGAGATTGAGATCGAGCGTCTCTTGCGGTAGAGTTCGAAGGTTCTCTGGATCTCCGCTGAGAGCGGTCCGATGACGCTGGCGAATGGTCCCGTGGCCTGCGGGGATCCCTGGGCCCAGGTCTCACCGAATCCAGCGATTGACATGCTGCTCACGCCTTGGGTGTCGGAAAGTCCTTTCTTCCTGAGCAATTCCACGACGACCATCTTCCAGCACGCATCCCCTATCGGGGAGGGAATGGCACTAAATCCCGCTTGATAATCGACTTCGATCCATGCAATCGCTGAAACCATCCTTTTGAATTCAGGTTGCCTAGGCCACTCGCTCGGCTGCAGGCCTCCCGCAGTTTGCCATCCAAATAATTCCGCGGAAGTCATGAAAGGCATCCTGAGCAGAGGAAATTCTAGAAAGCCGTTCTCCTTATCCGTTATGACCTTCTGTGCCCAATCGCTATCTGTAGATATCCACTCTTTCGATAAGGTGTTAGAGTGATCGTAGAATCGGACCTTGCTTACGGATATGATGGGCCAATACTTGAGGACGAGTTTGCCAGCTCCAGGGTCATCATAGCGGTCTCCTGTGACGGTGAAGGAGTCGAATCTGCGTCGACAGTTCTCTTCGATCCATGCCGTAGCTGAATAGATGAGACGCTGGATCTCTTCGTCCGTGCTTACGATATCGACATTGATTGATGTGAGGTATTCTCTGACCCGATCAATTTCGGTATAGCCTCGCTCAGCCATGTTGCCCATCCCTCTTCGGAAGGAGTTACCTTATGATGCAGTAGAGGATGCAACTCGAAATCGTAGCATGCAGATCGATTCTGCAATCATGGTCCATACCTAGCCAAAATGCATTTCCATTGGCATTGACCTTAGTAGATCCTGCGATGATCGCACCTGAATCTCCGCCATCTCGGAGCGTGAAAGAACCATCGCTGGATCCAGGATCCACTATTATTCCTATGAGTTTGCATGGACCATTATAGACGGTGCCCGTTCCCGTGACTTGATTGCTTGAGCCCATGTTATTGCGCGGCCTTCTCGATCTTGGCGAGCCTGTGCTTCTCGACGAGGTTAAGCTCGACTTCGAAGAATGCGGATGCTAGGAATTGTTTGATGTGTCGCATGTCCGGACAATCGCATGTGATTTTGTGGACTTCACCAGGGTTGAAGATGTGAAGGAAGCCGTCGCATAGTTCTTTCTGCATAACCTTGACCGGAGTCATCTCGTCGCCGAAGCTTGCTCGCATCTGGACACCCGCGGATTCCGGCGTTTGAATTCGAGTATCGCCTATGACTTTGATTCGCGCCAATTCAGATCGCATCTTTCTCCTAGGATCTTCTATTTAATGATGTTCGACTCGGGAATCGGGAAAAGAAAATGAGAATAGTTTTGATGCTAGGTATCAGCGTTAACCTATTCCGCATTCGGGACAGACAGAGCCTAGGTAACGCAGATCGCATTTCTTGCAGTATTTGCTTCCGATCGGATGCAGCGGTACTCTCATCATGTTGCCTTCTCTTTTGATTGGCTTAGACACTTTCGATCATCTATGTCCCATCGTAGAGTACGTTGGTGCCGTAGTAATTGGCGTCCCAGAAGTTTGCGCCAGAGCCCTTGAGATATGCGTTCTCTTTCACGGCATGACCCACGTAGTTCTTCCTGAAGGTATTGCCGGATGGATTGCCCGACAGGTCGAAGCCACGAGTTAGAGTATAGCCATAGAGCTGCTTTGGTAGCCATCTATTATTTTCAAGCAGATTCTCAAGAGCGTAGGCATCGGGGCAGTAGACTCCACGATAGCAGCCAAACCCAACGTTCCCTTCGACCACGCCCTTGTGCGCGTAGCGGATAGGGCCGGCTTGGAGATTGATTGCGTTCTCGCAGTAGTAGAATTTGTTGTTGAGGAATAGGAAATCCTCAGAGCCCTTCACGACGATTCCGCCTGTGTGTCTGCCTGTCACATCGCCATCGGCATCCGAGCCTTGGAAGGTGCAGTTCTGAATAACTATGCCTTGGGCATCCTGAACAAGTACATGATAGTGCTCGGCTTCAACTGAGTCGGGGTTATAGAATCGAATTCCCTCAATCGAGCAGGCCCTGGCTCTCGCTTTGGGCGCAGAATCGCTGTACGATACCTCGAGACCGCATCCCTTCGAAAGCGTAGCAGGAGGAGTGACGAAACAGGAGTCATGCCCTCCACCCGTACCATAGAGGAGACCCGCACCGATCAAGTGAAGACCATCCAAGCCGAGTCTCTGATGAACAGGGTATGCATTACCGCCGGTAAGCAGACTCTGGAAGATCAGAGCGTAGTTTCTTCCCCTGGATATTGCATTCTGATCTTTCCGATCAAGCCCTTGGCCTCCACCTGGAAGAAGATCCTGAGCTCCCTCTATCGATTGAACAGCGTTGTCCCAATCGGAGCCATCGTTGCCGTCTTTGCCGTAGCCTCGATCAATGAAAACAACTTGGTCGAAGATCATGTTGGCGTAGAGAGCCACGCGAGTATTCAGCTTGAACCCTTTTGCGCATTCTGAGAGTATCCTCTTATCAGCCATCTTTTGCGGATCCTCCATGTATTCGGAAATCCGAGATCACTTGAGATCCCGGATCTTGCCTTGCGCCTTGAAGAATGTGCAGATCAACTCAGCGACGGTTTCGTAGAGTCCGCGAGTTGCGAGCGCATTCAAGACAAATGGGTCGCTCGTCTCGAAGTATCGTGTGGGCTTTGCGACTTTCAGCCAGAGATAATCCGGGTTGAGCATGTAGATTCTTCCGATCGTGTCGGTAGCGATATCTTTGCTGGGGATTATTGGAGTTTCGAAGTATGAGCTCACATTGAATGCTCCGTCGATTCCTGGTGTGGCTGCGCGGATCCCTTCGAAGGTTGGTTGGACCGTCATGTTGCCGAAATAGCGTTGCTGGCTTTGAAGGAGAGCACCCCATGTGAATACGGTATCGAATCCTGTCAGGATTACTTTGGGCGTCTCGCCCGATGCGGTAGCGATTGCACGATAGAGTTGGTCGATTAGCCCCGTTGAGAGAGGACGATCCACGTTGCTGTTATGCAGGACGTTCGAATTGGCCCAAAGATTCGCGGATCGATCTAAGACGGTCGTGGGGGTTGAATCTGTGACGGTCGTCCATGGGTCCTCGTCTCCGTCGGTCTCACCGCAGGCGGCTCGCTCCACGGAGCTGGCGCACATACGATCTATCGAATCAAGCTCCGGATGGTTGGTTGTTGGCAACGTGCCGAATTCTTTGCAGAGCGCCAAGTTCATGAGATCTCTATGAGTCAGCCCAGCATCTTCTCTCCCGACAGCCAAGATATCGACGGCATCGTCGACTTCAGAGAGCAGGTTGAGCAACTCGCTCGACTCCCAAGTGTTCGCATGAATCTTCGGCTTAGTCGATACGGTCGCATAGGTTCCTTTGACTGTGACCGGAAGCGTATCAGATTCGGCTCTGCCTCCGCCCGAGCTGGCTGCCTTGGCGGTTTTGACACGCCAACCTGAACGATCCCAGGGACGCTTCGCTAGTATTGCGAAGGCGTTTGTTTCGTAATTGAGTTGACCCCAGACGCGTCGACCGAAGATGGCTTGCCAGAGGCCAGCGGTCCCTATGAGATGCGGCGCTTGCTTCTGCAGGAGATTCGCGAAAATCGCGGGGGCTTGAGATGGTCCTTCAAGTAAGCCAGCGCCTGAGTAGTAGTATTTCTCTAGGCGCTCCATGTTGCCAAAGAGCCTGTTCACTTGCATATCGAAATCAGCAGACAATCTTAGGCGCCTCCTTTGAGTACCTTGAGGAAATCCGGTCTAGGCATGGTGCCGATCTTTGCGAGAGGCATCTCCATGATTCCTTGTAAGCCTGTCTTCTCAGCGGGTCCACCGATGCTTGGGACCTCGCCACGTTTCTGTGTCTTCGGCAGGGCTTTCTCGAGGAGCTCCTTGACTTTTGTTTCAGCGATGGCTGCGGCCTTCTCCTCAATCATCTTGCCGAGATCCTCTTCGCTGATTGCGAGGAATTCGCCTTTGCGTGCTCCTGGTGCAGGGAATGGAAGTTTCGGCTTGCGGGCTTTCTCTTCTTCCTCTCTCCTCCGCTTTGCCTTCTCTTCCTCGTCCTCTTCTTCCTCTTCGTCAGGCTTCTTGTCTTTCTTGCCTGGATATGGATACTTTCCGGGATATGGATACTTGCCCGGTGGACGATATTGTTTTTCCTCCTCTTCCTCTTCTTCCTCGTCCGGTTTCGCCTTCTTACCTGGAGGAGGGTACTTCTCGGGTTTGCGTGCCTTGCCAAATTCAATCATGAAGGCTTCCATCTTTCCGGCGAGGCTTTCGATGCCTGCTTTGATCGCTAAAAGCATCGGGGAAATGTCTTGGCCTTCTTTCGAAGTCTCTCCTTCCTTTCGAGTCTCGGTCGTGACGGTCTTTGAAGCAGATTCGGGGACTTGTTCGGCTCCTGGTTCTTTGCCTGTTAAGGCCTCTTCGCCTTGGTTTTGAGATTCTTCTAGCATTTCTTCTAACGGTCGTTCTTCTGACATTTTCTGTCGGCTCGCCTTTGATTCTATTCTTAAAAGGCTTGCTGGGATATTTCCTTTGACGACGGTGAAGATGGCTCCAAGGTTGGCTCCTTTCTCGCAGATTGTTATGCTATGCAATTCTAGTCTGGGAATTACGCGGTAGCATCTTCCGCCAGAGCATTCTACCCGCCGCTCGAGGGCGAGGCCGCTGATGCTGAACGCCCGCAGTTCATTTCGTAGAATTGCGTCCCAGACTCTATCTGCGGCAATCAGGTCTTTGCGTAGTTTGACAACTACGAATAGGCCTGTGGTATCCGTATGGGATTTCCAGGTGTGATTCTTGCTGTCTGAGTATTCCCAGATGACTTCGCCTACGGGAATATCGGTGTGAAAGACGTGAACGAGACGGAATTTAGGATTTGACATGAATTTTGCGAATGCTGATGGCCATACTTCGCTTGGGATTAGTTCTCCCTGGGAATCAATGACTTCGATGTTTGCGTAGCCGGCGATGATTCGCTCGGGTTCCTGTAAGAGAATTTGGACCTGAGCGGGAAGAGTGAATTTGACGAGTCGCAAGGGCAGGTTTCGTTCTATGATATCGCGAGCGACCGGGCATTCGAAGGGATTTTCTCCCAGGATCTCCTCGCATTGCGACATCAAGAGTTGCGGCTTTGGCATCTGATTCACCCGGGTTTCTCGCGTGTGTGTTGCATGAGCCAGAAGTTAGATCCGGTCTCCTCACGTGTCAGGAGCCAGGTGCCTTTCATCTTGCCGCCCGTGAACTGAATCTTAAGGAGATTCGGCGTTCTCTCCAAGACCTCAACCTCTCCATGATCTAGCATCTCGACCCATGCGGGAGTATCCTTCGTAGGATTCCAAGGATTAAAACCCGGCTGTCCTTCCTTCGCGTCTCCACTTGGAGCCAGATACTCGGGTTTCTCTGCGCCACGTTCCATAGCGCTGCGTTCCTCGCTTGGCTTCTCATAGCCTGAGACTTCCTCGGAATCAAGAGGATCCCGTTCTAAGACGAGATGGAAGAGAGGCGGTTTGCCGAAATCTATTCGAAGATCCCAATGCTGCGTTGAGGGTCCGACGCGGATGACTTTGACTTTCTTCCAATAATGCCATTGCAGGACATACGGGTAAGCGGCTTTCTGAATCTGTCGTCCATAGAGAAGTTTCTCGAAATCGAGTTTCATCTTGCCCGATCCAAGATCCTCGATGAGCATGTCTCGAGTGGTGCGGGCTGCTTCGCCGGATTCATTCCAATAACGATATTGGAGCGGAAGTTGCGATCGGATCTCCTCAGGGAGCGCTGAGATGCCCTTTGGCGGCATCCATTTCTTCTCCTTCGCGTCGGGACTCAGAACATAGGGCCGCTGGTCGATGGGTTGCATGAAACTCCAGAAGTAGGGATCTCGGAAATCTTCGCTTGCCACTCCGATCGGTAAGACGTCACGGGCTTGCTTCGCAAGTCCGCCGAACTGTTGGAAGCCAGCATGGTCAACGAAAACAGGCGCCCGTGTATCCTTCTCGAGTCGGCCAAGCAGTCGGAAGGCGATGCGTCCAGAGAAGATCTTGCCGTGTAGGAAGTATTCATGGAAGTATGGTTTCTGAGTGCCGGTTTGGATCTGCCCTTTCTCGATGATGAGAAAGGTTCCGTATTCGTATTTGGTAGCGCCTACTTCGCCAGGCTCGACTCTTCCCTCAAATCGCATCCAAGGCAAAGGCTCCTTGGCTTTTCTAGAGGCGTAGAGCTGCGCGGGACGAATCTGTCCGCCTCTAACTCGTCTCTGTTTGACGCGGCCTTCCGCGAAGTCTATTTTCCAAGCGTCCGGATTCTTGAACCATCTTCGAGCGGCTTGTAGGCTGTCGACGGATTCGGTGATTACTCCAGGGTTCTGCATTGAGATTGTCCAGCCAATCAAGTATTTCGAGGTCGGGCCTTCGAATCGGATGTCGAGATGGGCGCCCCTGCCTCGGTAGTGGAGATGCATCATGAATTCGCGCTTTGCCTGCTCAGGCAAATATTCCATGTAAGGATCTTCTTGCTTAGAAGTCTCGGTTGTGCTCTTGTAGAATTGGTCTTTGAATTCGTCTTCCTCGAGCTCCTCGATTTCGAGAGGAGATCTCGGTCTGAGGACCAGATCGTAGATTGCTAGGAAATCCCAGTTTGGCCCGTATGGGCTTGTAGAGTATTGGGTTGGCTTGTCACCGAAGTTGGCCTCCATGATGCGGTCAAGTTTCAATCTGAATCCAGGGTCGAGGGTGAGATAGAACCGTCCACGCTCATCCTCATTCGCTCGTAGAATGATGTCAATATCGTTTGGTTCGCGATCTGTGAAGCCTTCCGCATGATAGATCGTGCTTCCTGCAAGCGAAATGAAGCTAGGGATCCATACGAACTCTGGCAACTCAAGCGTAGGCAACTGCTTTCTAACGGAAGGCAACCTCCGAGGTTCGAGCGCTGCGAGGCGTTCAAGAACAAGGACTGGATCCGGTACAGACTTCTCGGGGACCGGCTCGAGGACTCGCATCACATAGCCTGTAAAGTATGGAAACTTCGGGTTGTCAGTTTCGTGATGGATCACTTCCTCTGCAGCGACTCGGAGGATGGCTCCAGCGGTCAGTTTCAGCGTTGTGGCATCGCTTGTGCCTATGAACATGAACCATTTGTCTTTGAATTGCCGCGCCTTGTCTCCAATCATTTTCGCGTATTCGGCGCTGATGGGGCCGACGGTTAGGTCATAGTTGAAGACTGTTGGCACCTTAGTTTGATTGCGTTGGATGACTAGTCCATCGATCTCGTATTGGCGTTTGAACTTTGCCCAGGCCTTATTCTGTGGTGCATCGTACGGACTATCAGTACGCTTGATCATCACGCCTTCCGAGAGTTTCTTGTATTCGAGCAGATCGATGGCCATCTCTTTCACTTCTCCATCAGTTTGCTTGCGACCTGAATGAATTGCCTGTCGCCGACCGGAAGGATGTATCCGAGCGCGTCCTTCTTAGGATCATCCTCGAGGTAGTCGGTGATGAAGTGGATATGGTCGGTCTCGTTGAATTCTTTGAGTTTGTTGACTCGCTCGAGGAGGGGCTCTTTCCGTAAATCTTCGCCATCAAATTCTAGGCAGTCGAACACTATGAGATGCAGAAGTTTGGCCCGTTCGGTGGGATCGAATTTGCCGTTCAGGAGCGCGGTGACCATCGTTCGATGGAGGGCCTCCTTTGCCTCAGGATCTAGCATGATTGCTTCGCTGTCAAGCCGGAAGTTATCGACCTTCATAGCGGCTGCTTCTTTGACTTGATGGGGCAACCGGGCGTCGACGCGGCGGGGGTAGTCGCTCCAAATCTCTATCTTGCCAGCCTGTTTCTGGATCTGTATTCGTTCCCCATCCCATTTGACATCCACGAGCACCTTAGTTTCAAGATCCTGAAATGCAGCAATTTCTTTCAGGTCTGCCAATTCGAAGATGCGCCAGGCCGGCTTTGCTCTTTCCACGTAAATTTTCCTGAGCGGGCCGCGAGAGAGTGTCTCATCTAGGCTGTCGTGGAGGGAATGTCGGAAGTCTCTCCGAGAGAATTCTTGGACGATGAAATAGTGAGCATTCGCGATGTCTTCGCGGCTTGTTCCATCGAGACTATTTCTATTGCGAAGCAGCCCCCAGAGCTGATGCAGCCTCAAATGGATCGATAGGAGTTGCTTATCATTTTCGCCTCGTAGAGAATCCGGATTGATTTCTTTGACGGGAATCTTGGAAATGGGAGCGTCAGGCGCAATTGCCTCTAAGCGAATCTCATAAAGGATTTCGCCTTTGCTGACATGAATTATTCGTAATCTTTCGGGAAGTTTGAAGTTGGCCGCGATTATCTCCCGCCTCTGCTGAGTGCTCTCGCCTTCTCGGCCTGTCGGTTCATTCACCATGACAGTTCGAGTATGGCCTAGTTTTTGCAGGACATTGAGAACGCCTTGATGCATCGAGTGTGTCAAGATCCAATTGCCGCGAAGTTTTGGCAGAAGTTTGAACAGCCTCACAAGGATCTTCGAGCTCTCCTCCGGGCCTGTTCCAACGTAATGCTGTTGTATCTCTCCAAAGTAGGGCGGATCCAAGAAGAAGAGGGTGCTGGCGGAATCGTATTTTTTCATCACGATTTCAAAATCTTCTTGTAGAATCTGCACATCCTGCAATCTTTTCCGGTAGAGGTCTCTTCGATCAAATAGTTGAGGAGGGAAGCCAGATCTACGCTCCTTCGCTGAAGCTTGAGAGTAATTGCCAGGACCAGTTGTGCCTCTGTATCCGAACCGCATTAGATACAGGATCCTGTAGAGTTGGTCTAGGCGCTCTTTTGGCTGAGATTCCTGAAGCTTATTCCATCGCTCTTTGGAAGGCCGCCATTCCCTTCTCGACAGATTATTCCAATCCTCTTCTGGTCCATTTCTGAGAAATCGCAGGATCCTCACATAATCAGGACTCAGATCGTTCAAGATCTCTTTCTCGACTCGGGGTTTGGCGAGAAATACGGATGCCATTCCGCAGAATGGTTCGCAATAGGTCGCATGTGTAGGCATCAGTTTGACTAAGAGGAATTTCAATCGTCGTTTGCCAGAGGGATGCTGTATCGGCGCGGGCAAACGGTCTTCTGTGATATCGAGTTTCAGCAGATCCATCACGCTCATTTATTCCACAACCTTGAGCATTGAAGGATGTGGGCAGGTCTTCTCTCCGAAGAATAGCATCGCTGCGGCGTGAGGATTCCGTAGTGAGTAGGCCCAGACTTCTGAGACTCGTCCCTCTATCGAGGTTTTCGGAGTTTTCTCGCGTAGCACTATCGGCCCGAGTTGTGCTAAGTGTTGACTGACTAGCTCAAGCGGTTCATGGATCTTGTCTGCGAGATACTTTGCTGTAGCGAATCTTCGGCATTTCGCAAGCGTCTCGAGGAGACGTCTATCCAACTCGCTTAGACTAGTTTCCCGTCCCAAGACGCCTCGCCTTCTCCGGGTGCAGAACTCGGTTCAGTTCGATCATGACTTCAGTGAGCATACTGTTCATCGATTTGACGGGTCTACCAAATATCGGTCGCCTGACCGGCTCTGCGTAGAGCGTCTGACCGCCCTGTTTGATTGGGATGACTGTGCCTCGGCGGACTTCTTTGGCCACCACGAGCTCGCGAATCTTATCATTGGGGATAAGGCCTTGCAGTCTTTCGTCGTCAAGCACGATGTCTCCTATTCCTGTTAGGACAGGGGGAAGTCTAGGATCCACTTCCTTCGGCTCCTTCGCGAATCGCCATTTCTCCTTCTTCATCTCTTTACAGTCAGCTCCCAATGACATCTACACATCAGGTGGCCTGGCATCTCTGGTAGGGTTTCGTCTAGTTCGTATTCGTCCTCATTTTCTTCGCAGAGGCCGCAGACTCGATCATCGCCCATCGTAACCCATGAGACCGTTCCGCGCTCTTCAATAGGCTTCTCTTCTTCAATTACGACTATGGTTTCTCTGATTGCGGTGTTGACTGTTGACCATGTGAAATGATGGGCTAGGTCGGCGAGTCGAGCGATCACTCCTTCTAGGCTTCGCCAGAATTCCTCGATAGTCAACCCTTGAAGTCCTCAAGTATGGATTTGAAGTCTTTCAGCGTCTCTGCAGTAAGCTTCTCAATTCTCTTTGAGGCTTCGGGTGAGAGTTCGCGGACATCTCGGTTTGTCATGCGACTGAGTTGGCGGCGAGCGATGGCTTCAATTTTCTTTCGGTGTGCTTCAATCACGGCGCGGCCTTCCTTCAATGCGATGTCTTTCGTGATCTCTTTGTCTCGATATTGAAGCGCGATTCGGTGGAGTCTTCGGGCGAGTCCTCGCTCCTCTTTGACGGGACCGCGAGGCTGCTCTCCATGCGTATGCTCGGGTGCCCCTGGTAGAATCGATTGGGCCTTTTCGAGTCTGAACCACGTCTGTACGCCTCGCGGGACCTCGATGTCGATGGGTCGATCTAAGCGGTGGAGGACTATGAAGTCGTAGGCGTAGAGATCTTTGCCTTCCCAATTCCAATCATGGACTTCTTCGTCGCTGACGCGGTGTCGCTCGCGGAGGGCCTCGAATTCTTTCCATGAGATTGGTTGCGGCGTCTCTAGTTTGATGATTGCCCAGATCTTCGCGGATCCTCCGTCAGGGCTGACTAGGAGCACCGGGACATTGATGTTCTCTTGGAATTTGACAGTCTTGACTATGAGGGTTTTCTCGCCTTGCCAGATGAGTTTGCCATGTGGATGAACTAGGTAGAGGGCGACGTTGATTGGGTGAGATTCCGTAGCGGCTGACTGTGAAAGATCTTTGGGCTTCTTGTCCCTTTCAAGAATTGCTCCTGAAGCCTCAGAGATCCGGGGCACAGGTCCCTCTCGAAGTGCCTCGATGGGTTTTCGGCCTTGACCGCTCACGATAAGATCCTGAGTATTCGGATCTATCTTGACATCGAATCCAGCGTTCAGCCATCTCTCTGCTGAGCGCCCTCGAGCTTCCGATATTTGCGCTTCTCTGAGCTCATCGCGTAGCTCGATCATCTCGAATGCGAGTTCCCAATCAGTAATTTCCAAACGAGGCAGGAGTCGATGATTCAGCGTTGAAATGATGCTTTGCTGAAATTCTTGGATGGTCCGATTCTGGACATCTATTTGCATGCGCGGATTATTCCCGGCTTTTCCTGATTCGATGATGGAGACGAATACGGGTGTGACGCCGAAGATGCTGGTAATTTTCTCGATGCCGATTCTGAACCATTCGAGCGATTGCATCTTAGCAGGGTTTGGCATAGATTCGATGAAGTCGGCTTCAATGGGCTTTTCGCCTACCGCTCCTGTGCCAACCCAGGCTTGACGGATCCTGAGCGACGGTGCGGCGCGTCCTGTTACGGCGTCGACGACTTGTCTTGTTTCGATTTCCTTCTCTAGTTGGGCTTTGATCGAGTTAACCTGGTCTTGTTCCATGCCTTGGAAGACGAGGAAGCCGCCGACGTAGCCGGTGCTGTAGATTTCTGTGTTATAGTCTAGCATCGCGTTTAGGACCATCAACCATTTCCAGACGCTTAGCGGTCTAGGGCGTCCATAGAGTTCCGGCAAGTTCCGTGTTGATGAGCCGTGTATGATTTCTTCAATTCCCCAGCGAGCAGTTGCTTCACCTGAAACATGCTGCACGTATCCCGTCATCACGAGTGGTCTGTGGCATATTTCGCAAAGAGGGACTTCTCCGCTTTCAATCTCTTCGCGCCGTAGTTTCACATGTGTATCCTTCACGTAGCAGGTTGGACAGAAATATTCATCGGATGTGATGCGGCCTTTCGCATCTGCCAGAATCCGCATGTAGCGGGGATCTTCGACGTAGAGTTCGGTGAGTTTGCGTTTTGGTTTCTGCGTTGCGGGGTCGATGATTGTCTCGTATGTGAGGCTGAGCCACCAGTTGCCTAACTTGATGTCATGCTCAACGATTGCGCGGAGAATTTGATTCCAATCATATTCGTGATTGGGGTTATCTAGAATTGCTTCGAGGGTCTTGCGTTCTTCAGGCGAGGCCTCTCGGAAGTCTGTGCTTTTGCATTGCGGGCATTCCGCGACTTTCGTAGCATATTCGTTTTGGCATTGTTTGCATTTCACAGCGAATTGCGCTTTAATCGTAAGTCCGGGACGAGCGACCTCCTGCGTGAGAGTTCGTGTGATCATTTCCATGACGAAGCTCCGATCGCAGAGGTCTTTGAGGAGTTCGAAGTTCCATTCTGGTTCGCGGAGCACGGCTCCAGGCATCAGTAGGTAGCGGCTGATGGCTCCTCGAGTCTTCTGGAATTCACCTTCTAATTCTGTGAGGAGTTGAGGTGTGACTAGTCGCTGAGCTAGGGCTTTTCTTAATTTATTGGAGAGACTCAAGGATCCTGCATCTGATATAGCGGGTTATGGTATGACCACTTATTCTTTCCTGTCTGGCACGCCTTCACTCCATCTGGGCCTCCAATACCATAGAGAACAGGGACCGCGATTGCGGCAATAGAAACCAAATGGGCAATATACACAGATCACGGTCGTCTTCCTCGACTGAATCGGTCGCGATCTTCTTCTCGTCGATAATCACGATATGCAGAAGGCGGTTCGAAGAGGGTGGCGCCGGGTTTCAGATAAGTTCGCGTAATCCGGAATGCAATTTCTAGTGCGTCGAGAATGTCGTTTCGGCCCTTCGGAAAATGCAGGTATTCCATCTGCAGTTCATCTTGGCCGGTGCGAGCGATGCAGAGGGTCCCGTTCTGGAAGTATGGGGCGAGGCTAAGGATGCGAAGCATCTTATTTCTCGTCTGCTCCACCGCGATGACGGGAAAGAGGCCGCGCTTAACCCATTGGGGCAGAGCTCGTTGATATGCGACGGCTTCGATGCCTATCTTCTCAGGCTTCCAGGCAAGGGCGAGGCTTTCGACGGCGGCGACTTGGGCTGGGAAATCTAGCGTCTTGCTTTCATAGTCTAGGACGAAGGCGCGGCCTTCCTTGGTGATTCCGAGTGTGAGGCCGACGGTGGGATGTGCGGTTTCGGATTCGCTGATGCCGAGATCCCATCCTTGGAAGGTAAGCATCTCATCGCGATTGGGGAGACGATAAATCTTCTTGGCAGGTTCATCGATGAGGGGATCCCAGTAATGAAGCCATTCCTTCTTCAAGTCGGTGCCCTCTATTGGGCTAGGATTGTGGAGATATTGACAGCTCCACATGATCGGGCCAACTTCTCTCTTCTTGTCCAGAAGGGCTGAAAGCGGCCATCTCGTTTCCCATAACGGATTATTGGCCTCATCTATCGCTGGCAGGATAAGCTGGGTGCAGCCGTCTGGAGAGATCTGTGGCCAAACTGACGGCCATTCCTCGAGAAGCAACCCGTAGAAGTCAAGGTAGTCCCATCTGGTTCCAACGACGAAGAGGCGGCCGTCCGGTTCCAATCGTTCCAGGAGTTCCTTCTTGAACCATGTTACGACTCTTCTTCGAAGCGTCTCGCTGCTGGCCCAGGTCTCATCGATGATGTCATCGCAGATGATCTCATTGGCTCGGCGGCCGATTACGGCTTGTTCGACACCGACCGCAGTTATGGAAGGATCCTTCTGGGGTCTTGCTTCAGGGGCTCGAGTGACAATGATTTCATGCTGTGACCATTTATTTGGGAAAGTAGGCTTTAGGTCTCCGAAGATCCGGACATATCTGGGATGAGCCATCCAGCCTGTGATCTCGCGGACGAACGAGGCGACGAAGTCTCGAGTATGGCTTGCGATGATGAAACGGAGATCCTGGTCTCTGCCAAGTTTCCAGAGCGGATAGTTGATTGTTGAACTGGTCGATTTGCCGTGGCCTGGAGGCAGAATGATGATTCCGCGTTTGACTTCGGGATGCTGAAGAATCTTGTAGATCTCTTCGTGGTAGGACGCGTTTGCGTAGCCGAGGTATTCCGTGAACGCGATGAGGCTAGCCCGTGCTGCCGCTCGGAATATTAGGTCTGAGTCCTCTTCGTTCCTTGAATTTCTTCCAGACGTCAAGCTGGTGCTCAAGCGGGAGCGCCTCGAGGAGTTCCTGAACTTCCTTTTCCGTGATCATACCAGGCGCCGGCATTATTTGTGCCTGTATGATCTGCAGCGGAGCCTTCGTAATCCAGCCCATCACATCTCCCAATAAACGCATAGTATTATTGATTGATCCTGCAGATCGTTCGCCGAGTTTATCCTCGAGTACGATGCGAGCTAGATATCTAAGGAATGAGGCTAGATTCTCCCGCGTCTCCAATGTGTACTTCTTGGGCCAAGAAAGTTTCGGGCGTTTCGCATTTTTATTTCCCTTAGGCGCACCGGGTCCCCGTTTCTTGGATTGTTTTTGCGTCGCACCACGGGTCAAGAAGTACCCCTCTCGGAGGATCTAGGGATCCAGCTCCTCCTCTTTGCATTATTTACAACTTTGAGGGCTTCCGTCATGGCCCTAAGAAGGACGAGTGCTAGACGTGCGTCTGCATGAATGGTCAAGAGGAGATTGCCTGCCTCATCATATGTGGGGCAGCCATCTCGACCATCGCATACTCGAATGCGGATTAGCCTTCTCAAGATCCAAGTGCTGAAGGCTTTCAGCCCTCGTGTCATGCAGCGCTCCCTTCCTTCAATGTTGTTTTATGCTTTGGTGCTTCGGGTTCATAGAGTTTCTTGTCTATTCAACTATCTGAGTCGTTTTCGGATAGAAGTCTGATCTCGCCTACTCTCTGGACGTCAACTCTGATATCCCAATGGACGCCGTCAGAGGTCAGATATTTCAGGAGAATTCCATCTTTCGGGAGGTCGGACGCGGGAAGTTTCTCGCTGACGCCGACGATGATTCCGAGTTCCTCAGTACGTTTACCATTGACCATGACATATCCGATGCCTACGGTGCGGACATTGGGAAACGAGAGAAGCTGGTTCCGGTTCAACTCGAGGAGACGTCTCAATTTAGCAGAGGATATCATGCTTGATCTTCCGACCTCATGTCGTCTCATCCGGCCACGTTGTCACGGTGCGGGACGGGTAAACAAGCCTTGTGGAATTGGATATTGCTCCGCCATTATGCAACCAAGATGGTGGTAGTTGCAACCGACCTTCGCCATCTGCTATGTCCTAGCGGAGCGCGACTTAGTTTGCCGAGCGTAGCCCCATAAGCATTGTTTTCGCAGATCGGAGAAAGCTATGGCCGTCTAACTCTGGATTTCCTTGGCAAGGATCCTTAGGCTTCGGCTCATCTTGCCCCGGTACACGAAGATGGCTATCTCATTCTCGCTCTTCTGATGGACCCAGGCTTTCCATTTTGCAGCCAAATTAGCTAGTGCCTCCCGTTTCTGGTGGTTGGATCTTCTCGGCTTTCCTGAACCGTTTTCCGCA